ACGGCGAGCTCTACAGCCTATGGCGCCGGCACACGGCGGCCAGGCTGGGGATCGTGCCCGTGGGAATGAAGGGGCCTTGGCATGAGTAGGCCAGCAGGACACGGCCACCGGATGAGCATCGTTAAGGGCTCCGGCAAGTGGAGCACAGCTCAGAAGGAAGCAGCAGCCCGAAGGCGCAAGGCGAGGATGACGCGAGCTCGGAAGGCTACGCCGCTCATCCACGACATGGATGCGCAGGGGAAGTCGCTGCTCGAGATCGCAACCAGCGTCGGGCTCGAGCCCTTCGTGGTCGACGCCATCCTCAGGAGACGACGCCCAAGCTAGGGCGAGCAGACACGCCGCCTACCCCGGGACTGCCAGAGGACGGGATGGCGCCGTTGACATAGGCGGAGGACTGGCGGCCGGCAGCGTCGAGCGCACCGGAGATCTGCATAAAGCCGTTGCTTTGCCAGCCACCGAGAGCTTCATCTCGGAACGTAGGAATCCAACCGACCAGCCCACCTCGAAGCCACGATGTCGCGGGGCCGACGCTAACTGCCCGGGGACAGGGGCCCGAAGCTCTGCCTTCGCCCGCTCTCCGAGAGCGAAGCCCCGTCACCGAAGGGAAGTACGGGGTGGTGGTGGAGGGGCGTCTACGTCCATTCCAACGTCTACACTCTGCCGAGTGAGTTCCGTTTTTCCCCGGGACGTTTCTCGCTTACCCCGCGCCAGTGGTTTTGCCTCCCCTTGAGCGATGACGTTGAGCCCCGTCCAACACGCACTGCGCTACGGGCCTCTGCATCGGTCGCTGCGAAAGCGCCTCGCCCCTGTTGTCGCCGCCGGTGACGCCATCTGCTGGCGGTGCGGCGTGAGGATTCAGCCAATGGAGCCGTGGGATCTCGGGCACTACCCGGACGGCACGATCGCCGGCCCGGAGCACCGCGACGAGAACCGGGCGACAGCAGCCCACAAGGTGAGAAAGCGCTCTCGGAGATGGTGAACCCCCGCATCTCGCTCCTTCAGAGAGGGTCTTCCGATCTTGGAAAGCGGGCGGTCGCGTTTGCCGCAGACGCCGGGCTCGAGCTCGACGACTGGCAGGCGCACGTGCTGATCGAGTCGATGCGGACGAAGGCACGGGGCGAGTGGGCCGCGAAAGAGGTCGGCCTCAACGTCGCCCGCCAGAACGGCAAGGGCGCGGTGCTCGAAGCGCGCGAGCTCGCGGAGCTCTACCTCGTCGGGAGCGCATTGACGCTCCACACGGCGCACAACTTCGATACCTCGATGCAGCACTTCGCCCGCTTGCGCTGGCTGATCGAGGAGACGCCGAAGCTGAGCCGGGAGCTGGTCCGCCACGGCGTCAGGCTCAAGAACGGTCAGGAGGGCTTCGTGCTCAAGGGCGGGCGCGAGCTCCGGTTCCGCGCCAGGACGAAGGGCGGCGGGCGTGGCTTCTCTGCCGATCTGGTCATACTCGACGAGGCGATGTTCCTGCCCGAGATGACGATCGGCGCCCTCTTCCCCGTCAAGCGGGCCAGGCCGAACCCACAGGTCTGGTACACGGGCTCGGCCGTCGACCAGCAGATCCACGAGCACGGGGTGCCGTTCGCGGCCGTGCGCCGGCGCGGGATCGAGGGCGGCTCGGAGCTCGTCTACTTTGAGTGGTCGGTGGAGGGTGACAACCCTTCCGAGGTGCCGGACTCGGTGCTCGACGACCGCGCCGCTTGGGCGCAGGCGAACCCGGCGCTCGGCATCCGCATCTCGCCCGATACGATGGCCGGCGAGCGCGAGTCGCTGCGCCACCTGCCGCGCACGTTCGCCGTCGAGCTTCTCGGCATCGGCGACTGGCCGAACCCCGATCATGTCTCCTCGGTGCTCGATTGGCGCGCCTTCGCCGAGTTGGAGGACGAGGCCTCGACGGTCGAAGATCCCGTGTGCATCGCCTTCGACGTGAGCCCCGACCGCTACTCATCGGTAGCCGTCGCAGGTAGGCGCGCGGACGGGCTCTGGCACATCGAGATCACGGCCTCGCGCCGTAGCACCGACTGGGTACCCGAATACGTCGCCGGACTCGTCAAGCGGCACTGCCCTTCCGGAGTCGTCTGCGATGCCTACGGCCCGGCGGCCTCGCTCTTGCCGGCGCTCGAGGAGCTCGGCGTCGAGGTGCAGACGCTCACCGCCTCCGAGCACGGGCAGGCATGCGGTCGCTTTGTCGATGCGATCGCCGAGGGGAAGCTCCGCTTCCCGCCCGACCCGACGCTGATCGCGGCCGCCCGCGCGGCGAAGACGCGACCGCTCGGAGACGCGTGGGCGTGGAGCCGCAAGTCGTCGGATGCGAATATCTCGCCTCTCGTCTCGGTGACGCTGGCGCTCTCGGCCGCGATGACGCTGCCCGAATCCATGCCGGTTATCGTTTTGCCGGGGGTTGGGTCGTGAAGCTCTTCGGGAGAAAAAAGCCGGATGCTGCCTTCGAGGTGGAGATCCCGGCCGAGATGCGCGAGGGGATGACGGCGGGCGGAACGCTCGCTCCGCGCATCCCCCGGAACCAGGCCTTGCAGGTGCCGGCCGTCCTGCGCTCCCGGAACCTGATCGCCGGCACCCTCGCGCGCCTGCCGATCCATATGCGAAACAAAGAACGCGAGATCGTGCCGGCGACGACCTTGCTCGAGCAGATCGACCCCGATGTGCCCAACGTCGTCACGTTCGCGCAGACGTACGAGGATCTTCTCTTCGAGGGGATCTCTTGGTGGCGCATCCTCGCTCTCGGCTGGCACGGCTACCCAGTCTCGGCGACACACCTGCACCCGGATCGCGTTCACGTCTCCGGGCTCGTTCTCCCGACTGTGAACGGGAACGGCGCGATGCCGGGAGTGAGCACACAGGTCTACGTCGACGGGCTGCCGGTACGCGACGACGAGCTCATCCGCTTTGACTCCCCCAACCCGGCGCTCCTCGTCCACGCGGCCCGGGCGATCAGGACGTGCCTGCAACTCGACTCGACGGCATCACGCTATGCGGCCGATCCTCTGCCGCTCGGCTACTTCACGCCGCGAGAAGGCGCGCGCCCACGGGAGGACGAGAAGGTGATCGAGAACCTTCTCACCAAGTGGGAGGTCGCCCGTAACCGCCGCGTATGGGGCTACATCGGCGCCGCTTGGGATGCGAAGACGTTGCAGTTCAACGCCGAGCAGATCCAGCTATCCGAGCAGCGCCAACATGCCGTGCTCGAGATCGCCCGCGCCGCCGGCGTCGACCCGGAGGACCTGGGAGTCTCCACGACCTCGCGCACCTACCAGAACTCCGAGCAGCGCCGCCAGGATCTCATCGACTTCACTCTCGCGCCCTACGTCTCGGCCGTCGAGCAGCGTCTGAGCATGGGTGACGTGACGCCGCGCGGCTATGAGGTGAAAGTCAACTTCGACGGCTTTCTGCGATCCGATACGAAGGGCAGAATGGAGGCGTACAAGATCGGCAAGGAGGTCGGTGCCTACACTACGGAGGAGATCCGCGAGTTGGAGGACAGGCCCGTTCTTGCCGACCAGGAGCAAGAGCCGCAAATGCCGGAGGAGCAGCAGCAGCCCAACATGGATGAGGTGACGAGATGAGCTCCGAGTTTTCGTTCATGGAGGACGAGCAGGTGGCCGCTTCCTTCACGGCCGATGCGGAACGCCGGATCATCGGCGGCATCCTCGTCCCCTGGAACAAGATCGCCAAGGCCGGCGGCGCTCGCTGGCGCTTCGCCAAGGGCTCGCTGCGCTGGGCGGATACGTCGCGCGTGAAGCTCAACCTCAACCACGACCGCAGGCAGGCCGTGGGCAAGGCCGTCCGTCTGCACAACACGATCGACGGACTGGAAGGAACGTTCAAGATTGCTCGAGGGGAAGAGGGCGACCGCGCCCTCACCCTGGCCGAGGACGGTGTTCTCGACGGCTTCTCCATCGAGGTCGACTTCGATGACGGAGACGAGTGGCGCCCCGATCGTGAGGACAGATCGGTGCGCGACGTGGTACGCGGCAGGCTGGTCGGCGCAGCGCTGACCGGATTCCCTGCCTTCGACGATGCCCGGGCCGACCGCATCGCGGCCGCCCGGCAGGAAGGAGAACACATGTCCGAGGAACACGAGCAGCAGGAGCCGACCTCGGAGGCGGAAGGGACACTCGCCTTCGAGCAGCACATGTCCAAGCTCGCGGAGTCCTTCGCGGCTTCGCAGGAGCGGTTCGCCGAAAACCTGACCGCCACCATTGGCGAGTCGGTTTCGGCCGGGATGCAGGTGGCGATCGAGAACATGCAGGGGTCGCAGGGGCCGTCGTCGGTTCGGGCGGCACGCTTCGACACGCTCAAGGAGCCGGCGGTCTACCGCTTCGACGGCCGCGGGCCTTCGCTCGTAAGGGACGCGTGGGCGGCGATCAACGACCGAGGGACGGCCAGCGGGGACGAGGCTGCCGAGCGGATCGCCAAGTTCCGCCGCCAGTCGGAGGAGATGACCGAGGTTGTTACCTCCTACCTCGCCTTCACCCCGCAGTCCACGTCGTCTGCATCGCAGATCATCCCTCCGGGGTATCGGCCGGATCTGTACGTGGCCGAGCTCACCCGCGGCCGCCCGATGATCTCGGGCGTCTCGCGCGGGTCGATCGACAACGCGGCCCCGTTCACGGTGCCGGTCTTCGGATCGTCCTCCGGAGTGTCCGCGGATCACGTCGAGGGTACGAATCCCTCGGACGGGTCGGTCACGTTCACGACGAAGACGGTCACCCCGCAGGGGATCTCCGGCCGCCTCGTCCTCACGCGCGAGCTCGTCGACTCGTCGAACCCGGCGATCGACCAGATCGCATTCGCAACCATGCGCGAGTCCTACGCCCGCCAGACCGAGACGAAGCTCTACACGCTTCTCAACGGGACCTCGGGCGCAGGCGGGACGATCACGACCGACAACGTGCCTTCCGGCGCGATGGCATCGACCACCGCCGGCGGCACCGATAACCAGACGCTCGTGAAGCACATCCGCGAGCGTCTGGCGAAGTACCCGTTCCAGCGTTTCCTCTACCCGACCACGGCCACGATGGGCCAGGCGGCGACCGTGCGACTCGCCAACGCAGTCGACACGACGCAGCGGCCGCTCTTCCCGTGGACGGACGGGCAGAACGCACCGGGGGCGGCGAACACCGCGACCGGCGGCTACCAGGTCGACTCGCTCGTCTTCCAGCCGGCGTGGGCCAACACGGGAGTCGCAGCCGGCGACTCGCAGATCCTCATCTGGAACTCGGCGGACGTGTGGGTGTGGGAATCCCCGCTTCTCACCTTCCGCTTCGAGGAGAAGCAGGGACCGGCGAACATCGAGCTCAACATCTTCGGGTACTTCGGGACGCATCTCCTGCGCCCCGTCGGCCTGTCCGGCATCCGCATCACGTAAGGGAGGGAGCATGGCAGCGATTGCAGTAACACCAGCCGGGACGGCGTTTACTCCGGCCGCCGCTAACGGCGGCGGCGATACGGTGGTGGGCGGCCCCGGCTTCGGCGGCTGGGACACGCAGTTCCTCGTGGCGGTGGTCGGCGGCACGGCAACGACGATCACGGTCGACGGTGTCGCAACTGGGCCGGTCACGTCGCAGACGGTGCTCATCCCTGTCCGGCGTTACAACGGGGCGCCCGTGACTGTCACCTATTCGCAGGTGACTGGGGTCACGGTCGGAGCGGTTGACGCGACCGTCGGCGGCTACACGTCTTACGGGACGTGAGCCCCGTGGACTACGTGATCGAGGAGGAACTGGGCGGCTACGTCAAAAACGGCGACATCGAAGAGTGGGTGTGGAAGGACGCGCCCAAGGACGAGCCCCCGGCAGAGGAGAAGAAAGCAACCAAGAAGGCGAAGAAGGCGGACGCCTGAGGTGCAAAGACCGGGCCGGTGATCAGAGGGTTCACCGGCCCGGAACTGCCGAAGGTGAGACAAGGGCAAAAGGAAACGAGAACATGAGCACCAGCACCGCCATCCGATTACCCGAGCTCGTCCTCTTCTGCTCGGGCTGCAAGCGGCCGTTCGAGGCGCCGCGCTCGAGCGGGACGCTCGACGTCGAGTGCCGCTGGTGCGGCAAGGCGATGCACGTCGTAACAGTCGACCCGGCGGGCGAAGCCAGCCGAGCACAAGGAGGCTAGGCCGTGGCGAACTTCGTCTTTAACATCTCAAAGGGCCGCGTCGTCGAGTTCTACAACCGGGCCGAGAACAACGACCCGACGAACTCGGCGCTCATCGCCGTCCCGCTCTCAGCATCGGGCACTGAGGCGCAGGGCCAGGACCTCGACGACCTCGCCGCAGTCGAAGCCGATGCGAACTTCGCAGAGCGCACGTCGGGCTCGTGGGTACGCAAGACGTGGGAGTCGGCCCAGCTCGCCTCCCTGCCCGCGCCCGACGACGGCAACAACCGCTACGACGTGAGCGTCCCCTCGACGACGTGGACGACCCCGGCCGCCGGCAACAACACGACCGGGCTCCTCATCTGCTACGACTCGGACACGACCGCCGGAACGGACTCGGCCATCCTCCCCTGCACGCATCACGACTTCGCCGTCACGACGGACGGGAACGACGTGATCCTAAATGCGGGGGTTTTCTTCCGGGCGAGCTAGCCGTGGCGCTCTACGAGCGTCTACGGGGCTACGACGACGCCGGCGAGAACGTCTCCCGCATCGTCGTAGGCGGCTTCTGCGCCCTCCTGAACGAGGTCGCGCGCGGGGCGCGAACGGGCGCTCAGGCGCGAGCGGCCGTCGTCGACTCGCATATGGCCCGCGGGATACCGCTGACCGCGAGCGAGGAGAGCGAGGTGACGGCGCTGCTTGCGACGATCACCGGCTCGGCTACGGCAAAGCTCGCGCGCGCGCAGCTCATAGCCGACGTGCTCTTCCTGGCCGAGTTGCGCACGGTCGGCTACCGCACCGACTCCGAGATCAAGACGCGGCTGGGCGTCTAGAGGCGAGCCGATGAAGGTCGGCACCGTCTCCATCCCCACCTCGACCGGGGACCTCTCCCCGCTCTCTGCCACGAACCCGGTCGCCATCCTCCTTCAGGGGAACTACCGCACGAACGCGAGCGTCACGTCCTCGACCGACCTTCGCTACGGAGTCGGCGTCGGCACCTATCGCGGGGGCTCCGTCCAGCACGGCTACGCCGCGCAGTGGTCTGACGACGGCAACTCCACGAACACGTCCGGGTTCTCGATCGACGACGACGCGATCTTCCGCTTCCTCTCGGCGGCGGGAACCGTCGAGGGCGTCGTGGAGCTCAAGTCGATGGACGGGAGCGGCGTCACGCTCACCGTCAGCGACGCGCCGGCGACGAACGGCCTCCTCCTCTCCTACGTGATCTTCGAGGCGGGCGACGGCTGGGACGACGCATACGTCACGTCGTACGCGCTCTCCACCGCCGTCGCCACGCAGGACATCGCTCTTCCCTCGGGCTTCGGCAATCCGGACGGCTTCACGACCTTCTTCGTCGTCAACATGGGCGGGCCGGCAACGGCGCAGGGCACCGGCTCGAACGATCTCGGCATCTGCCTCGGCATGGGCACGCCCACGGCGCAGGCGATCTCGAGCCTCGGGGACAACACGGGCTCGGGGAACATGGTCGTCCGGCACATCCAGCGCACCAGCCGCATCGGCCAGCTCTGGAATACGGGCGTCACGGGCGGCGATGCCGAGTGGCACCTGGACACGACGGGCCATCCCACGGACGGCTTTCAGATCGCCTACGACGACCAGGCCTCGATCGCCGCGCAGCAGATATGCCTCGTGCTCGTCGGTGACACGCCCGTCGCCCTCAGCGAGGAATCGACGCGCACGACCACGGGCGACCAGGACATCGCCGCCGGCTTCACGCCCGTCGGCGCCATCCTCTTCGGCGGCAACCTGCCCGTCTCGACCTCGGGCGACGGCTCGCACGCCGACCTCGGCGGCCAGTGGCTGGGAGCCACCGACTTCACCAACGAGGTGTGTCAGGGCTGGTCCGACGATGACGCGCTCGCCTTCAACTCGACGATCATGTGGCGCTCGGCCACGCAGACGATGGAGATGCGCGGCCCGCAGAACGGCACCGAGAACGGGAACGTCCTCTTCAACGCGGCCGATGCCTCCGTCAACGGCACGAACCTGCGCCTCAACTACACGACCGCGAACGGAACGGCGCGCGGGTTCATCGCAGCCATCTTCGGCGCGGCCGCAGCGGCACAGGACTTCGACCTGACGCCGGCCACGGAGACGGACTCCGCCGTTGCGCTCTCCTACAACACGAAGACGCTCAACATCGCCGGCGAGACCGACGCGGCGCAGGCGCTCCGCGTTCCGAAGCTGACGGCGGCCACCGAGAGCGATTCGGCGCAGGCGCTGACGTTCACGAAGCCGATCGTGAAGACGCTCGGCGTCGCGGCAGAGACAGACTCCGCGCAGGCGGTCACGTTCACGAAGACCATCTTCGTCACGCTCGGCGTCGCCTCGGAAACCGACACGGCGCAGGCGCTCACCGTCTCGGGCCCGCAGCACGTCGACTTGACCACGGCCACGGAGACGGACTCCGCCCAGGGCCTCCTCTACAACGTCAAGACGCTGACGCCCGCGAGCGAGACGGACTCAGCGCAGGCGCTCACTGTCTCGGGCCCGAAGACGCTAGGGCAGGCGCTCGAGCTCGACGCCGCTCAGGCGCTCTCGTTCACGAAGACGATCTTCAAGACGCTCGGGATCGCCACCGAGACGGACACTGCCACGGCGCAGAGCGCAGCCAAGGTGAAGACGCTGGGCGTGGCCGCGGAGACGGACACGGCGCAGGCGCTCACGAAGGCGAAGATCGTCACGCTCGTCTTCGCCGCCGAGACGGACGAGGCGCGGGCGCTCGCCCTGCCGATCACGCGTACTCTCGCCGTCGCTCTCGAGCTCGAAGAAGCGGTGGCGCTCGACGTGAACGCAGGCGAGGCCATCGTCGTCTTCTTCGGCCCGCCGTCCCCCAGCGGTGGCACTATAGGCGGGACGCCAAGCG